GGTATCGCCAGTATCGCCTTTAGGGATAGTTAAGGTATTGGTACTTGAGTTCCACGCGACGCTTGAACCAGCCGCACCAGTAGCCGTTTGCAGAGTCGAGGCTTCTAATACGTTAGCGTATGAAAGAGTCTCATTACCTAGTTTAAGAAACTGCCCAGCTGAACCGCTAGCGTTAATCTGAGAAGGCCCAATAGTATTGGCCCCAATGGCAATTTGGTTATACGTACCAGATAAAGCGCCGCCAAACTGTGTGTCGTTTTTTAGCGTAGTACCTAGCTCGGTATTCAAAGCAGTCAGGTTACCGTCCATCTCCTCGTTAGTGAGGCCGGTATCCTTACTGCTTCTGAGCGTTATATTTGCCATGATATTGGGGCCTCTACACGTTAAGAGCTAGACACTAAACTGACTTCCCAGGAAACCGTCATCGAGTCCGCTAAACCCTTGTTTACGACGGGGAAGCCCACACGACACAACATGACGCCGTCGGTTGCTTGTGAAAAAATTCCGGCCTCAGTAATCGCACCCTCGCTCTCATTTTCGCCGAAGGTGGCGTTGTAAGTGACTGTTGTACCATCCACTGACTTAGTGACCTCCTTTCTGCTTTCTAACTGATTAGTTAGTTGAGTGTCGCCAGACTGTGGCGTTGGCTGAGTACCGTTAGAGTTGTCACCTATGCCCATGTGAGTCATAAGTTCGGTAGAAGTACCTTCTAACCGTCTAGCGATGTGCGCTAACCCAGCTGCAACGACGAGGTTGTCAATCTGCCGTGTTTCTTTAATTTGGCCGTCTTTGTCTTTGAGGACAATCCCGACCCGCCCTTTGACTTTCAAGCTTTCTTTAACAGAAGCCATCTTTCATCTCCTTAAAATGAGCCGGTAGTCCCGACATAACCGAGTGCAAAATAGTCCATGTTGTCCATGTACCCTTGCGCGTATAACTGACCAGAATCGGAAACCGCCCCTGAGTCAGTTATATTCTTTTCGAATGACAGTTCTGGATCGCTGTCGCTCGTTAAAATGGTGTGAGTAACAAACTTATTGAAAAGCATGGTTTGATCATCATCGAGCGACGCTAGCCCGTTGATGTCGTCTGTAAGAAAAACTCGATCTGTGAAAGAGCGAGAGCTAGTAACAGAGCGAGTAAACGTATCTTGGACGTTAAAAGAATCTTCGACAGGTTTTGTTACATCGAACTGTGGTCCAAACCAGAAGAAATCAGGGGCACGGTTGCCATTAGGGTCCCACTGAAATTGCTGAACCGCGCTTATAAGCTCTTGCTGATTTTCTTCCGGATAGTAATATGCTGCCCAAGATTCCCAACTAGCAAAAAATACGGCGCTATCTGACGCTGCTTTAGCTACTGATAGATCAGCGTTATCTGTGACGCTTCCGTCATCCGCAAAATCTCTACTAAACGACACGTCGCGTGTAAATACATCTGACGCTCTTAGTTCATCTTGTTTTGTTGCACTGAGGCTGAACGTAGTCTGGGATTGCGTAGAGGCAGTATCAGTCAACGATTTGGTTACAGCAAACTGATCTACGTTGTCCGTAGCAGAATAATTTTCGACAAAAATCTTTGTAGAGCTGATGCCGAAAGAATCTACGACTTGGTTGTTTAGAGAATCGTAGAAGACTCTGTTAAACGAAACCGTCCTGTCAAAGTTATCGGTCGATGACGCAGATGAAGCAGACACTTTGGTAAAAACCATACTCTGATCGTCATCGACGTTTGTTTCGCCAAAGAAGTCGTCAGTTGCATACGCGTGGTCTTGGAGCAACTTACCAATACTAAAAGTTGGGGCCGAAGTTACTCCGTAGTACGAGTCTGAGAATGCTTTAGAAGAATCAATGTTTCGTATATCTGAAGATACGCTCGCCGTGTCAACGAAACGGCGGTTTATCATCAACAAGGTGACCACTTTGTCCGATAACCCAGCGGAATCGCTAGGTCTTGTAGTAATACCTTTTGATATGTTTTCTGCGACTATAGAATGATCAGCAAGTACCTTAGTAGTATTGACGATCGTTATGTCTAAAGGTGCAGCTTGATCAAATTCAAAGCGGTTATCAGACGCGTATTTTGATGCTATTGACGTGACAAGTTTTTCGTAGTCAGTACCGGCCTCTAGTTTTGTATTATCAAGCGCTGCTTCTGGGCTAACATGACCAACAGAAGTTTTTGGCTTAACAAGTGAGAGACTGACCCTAATATTCATCAGAAGTCATCTCTCACATTGAGGCGTAACATATCGTAAATCGTATGTATGCCGCCGTTGCTGTACGTGATCTCTATCTCGCCTTCGTAGACACCCTCTTCCGTAAGGACGCTTGCACCGGCATCTTGGAACTGAAAAAACGCTTTACCGTTGGTGAAAGGTTCGACGCGAACTGCCGTAAGGTTGGCCGCAAGTGTGTCTTCTCCAAGGAGCCGTAGTTTTACTCGAACAGTTGCGCCTGTCAGGTCTATTGGCGCCCAAGTTGTTTCGTCGTCAGGATCGAGCGTTTGACCTTCAGCAGCTGTATTCGAGTCGCGCAGAGTCAGCTGCACCTCTGGCAGCGTATCGCCTTTTACCGCATAAATCGTGTCATAGTAAGCCATGGCTAAATCCTATATTGGCCAGTTTCAATTATAAGGGGTACTGATAACCTCATCAATTATAAATCCCCGTGTTGTACGCTGGGAGAAGCCCCTCTAGGCCGCTAAAGCCCTTCGAGTTGACTAGGTCTAGACCTGTCCCCACCGTTGGTCCAAGTGGCGCTGCCCAAAACGGTTGTCCGTATTGCTCTGCTTGGAACATCGCCCGTGGAATTTCTAGTGGTCCCAAGAACCCTGCGCGAGTCATGACTTCGAACATGTACTCAGGTATGTTCATTTCATCAGTAGGTGCTTCGCCTTCTTCGTACTTAATACCCTCACGGATACTGAGAGCTACGGCAGCAAGCGGCATCAAAGCAACGCTTGCCAGAAGCATAGGCGTCATCGATGACGAGATGCTTTCCCCAGCAGCTTGCCGTGACTGCATCTCACGATACAAACCACCAACCACTTTTTGACCGAAGCTGTAGAAGAAACCTTTCAACTGACCAAAGATCATGAACCGAGGGTCTGACATGTACGTCGGGCGCTCTGCTGCATTTGGTCTTAGGACTGCCTCATCAGTAAAGTTCAGCATCGCTATCTTGACGCGGCGCCCCTCTGGTGAGTCAAAGTTCTGATCGCTGTTAAGCCATGCTTGGATCGTCGGTGCGTCAATTTCCAACTCTGCTAAATAACGCTCAGACCGTGCATTCGGTTGTGTTGCGTGCTTGATAAGGAAGTCTTTTGCAAAACTCGTAGCGATCACTCGTGTCATGCGTGTCCACTGTTCGAGCCCGATCACTTTGAAGAATGTATCTGTTACCTTTCGAGGCTTAGATGACATCCACTCTGAGCCATACCCAGAGATAATTGACTCATGAACCAGATCAGTAGAGACAGCACCTGTGGTGTACGCGAGTTCGTACATCTCTTGGCGCCCTTCTTTGCTGAGCATCTTGGTTATCTGGTTGATGTTTTCAGCAAGCCCAGAAAACTCTCGGCTGCGAAGCGCTGGCATCATAATATCGGGCAGTGACGCAAGAGTGGCAAACGACAGTGTTGCCATGAACTGTAGGCTCATCATCCATGACTGCGCCTCGGTCCATTGCGGGTTTGCTTTCTTGCCGAGACGGCCTAGCATTCCATCAACAATCACGCGGGCTTGCGCTTGTTTCTCTTCTGGCAGCTGCTCGATAGCAGTACGAATCTTTTGGTCTGGTTGCCAAGTCTCGTAGAGGTTCCCGTTACGATCCATCTGGGTACGCTGTTCGCCGAACATACGGTTGAACTCAGCCATACGCGTCATCTCACGAGCGTACTTAAACACAGCACCGCGTACGTCGTAGAGTACGTTGAGCTCTTTCAACTCTCCGTACGTTAAGTTTGTCCACGTCCGTTGTTCCGCTGAGTGCGCAGTTACGCCTTTAGGATCTGGCGACTGCGTACGCGCTGACAGTCCTGCTCTTAACCCGCGTACCGACTGGCGTGCACCTTCGATCCCTGAGTCTTGATACAAGTCTGGATGTTTGGCTAATACCAGTTGCGCTAACGCCTCTTGCTTCTGCGGGTCGTTCAGCTTTTCTGGATCATACATGTGCGGGAAGTAGTTCTCGCGTATGCGATCACGGAAATCAGGGTTTGCGCGAGCGGCATACTGAGCCATTCGGTCAAAGAATTGAGACAACGTACGATGATAACGACGTATTGCCGGTGGAATATTATTCATATCCGCTCCGTTCTCTCGCCACACAGCGTACTCATCGAGTACCTGAGTCATCGTTTCTTTATCTTTTGGAAGTCGTTCGTACAAAGTGCCGATTGCGCTTTGGTATGCGCGGTCTGCTTTATTGATGAAACCGCCTCGACCTACGGTCGATGACTTCTTATAAAGCATATCAGCGAGTCTTTTGCCCGCTGGGCCCATCACAGACAGCTGCTCATGCGCAGAGAAGAACAACTTACCGAGCATCGACCCAACGCCTTTTTCATACGCCGTCTGTGCTGTCTGCTCAAACTGGATACGGTTGCGCGGGATGTTGTAATCATCAATAAACTGATCGAGGTCGAAGTCGTCTACCTTACGTTCTGTAGCGCGTCCTGTCTTTGCTCTGTATATCTCTTTATCTAATTCAAGAGGTTTGCTGCGTAATGCGTCTAGTTGTTCTTGGGCGGCGACAGACTCATCATCAAGCGGGAAAAGGTCCGTTGATGGATCTCTATTGTACTCTTGGGTTCGCAACTGCTCGCGCTCTGTCTCTTTAATAGAAACCGCTTCTCGTATCGCCTGATCTTTACGCCGCACTGCGTTGGTTAACCACGAGTTAAATGCTGGGTTAGAATGCATTGGGCGTCGTTTGTCAGTAGCAAACTTGGTTTGCCAAACCTTAAAAATGGCGTCGAACACTGCTGCGATACTTGCCGCAACCTTATTCATCGCTTTACCAGCAACAGTACTATCATCAAACGGCAACACGGCAACCCGTCGTCTACCAATGATCTTCATGTTGACCGCAGCAATTCGATCAGCGAACCATTCGTTAGCGGCTTGCGCTGGGTCTTGGCTCACTACATTGCCGTCTTCATCTCTTATTGCGTACTGATCGAGATACCACTGACGGGATTCGTCTTGGTTGAAGAGGGTGTATAGTGCTGCCTTATCTGCTTTTGGTAACGCGGCAATGGTGCTTCTAAAATACTGGTGACCTAACTCGTGTGAGATTGTCCACGCTGTAAGGGCCGCTTTCTCAGCTTTAGACTTAGGAACAAACTTACGTCCGACTTTATTTTTTAAGCTATTTATCTTGCGCGTGTTAATAAACACCACGCCGTATCCCAACGTTGGATCAACGATAGATCGGCCCATTGGGTTACCACGGACGGCGTCATAAACAACGCTTCGGAAGTTTTCGTCAATCCGCTGCCGTGTTGGCTCACCTTCCACCTTATTCTCTTTTCTCAAGAATGCATCGGCGGAATCTGAATCGATAATCAACACCTTCGTGTCTGTCAGCTTAATTGCATTCGCAAGGTTCTTAATCATCGCTATTGTTGGGTCACCCAGTTTAGACCCTGTTGCAATCTTTACGTTTGCAGTTGGTGATGCAATTGCCGCTACCCTATTCCAGGTCTCGAAACGCCTTTCGTTATTCGCATTACTTATAATTTCAGAGTCGTTTCTACGTGCTGGTTCGGGCCCGTCATCAAATTGGTTTTCACCTCTTTCGATCTCAGCCTGATCATCTATCGGGATAAAACGATCTGAACCGTCTGGGTTTGTTAGACGCTCCGATTCAACTATGTTTACTGTGCTGTCGTCAGGCCCGCCCGTACCAGCGTTACGCTGGTACGTAGGAAGAGTAAGCGCCGCTACTCCTTGCGCATTTCTCAACTGATCTCCACGAGGCCCGCTTAAAGTTTCTATTCGTGCGTCAGGCGTATCTATGTTAACAATACGGCGTCTTGGAGGGCTTTCTCCCGCGTCGGTTACAATACGACGGTTTATTTCAACAGCTGAATCCATGTCCACTTGAGGAGCGCGGCGGTTGTTATCAGCACCACGGCGGCTCATCGCATCGATACTGGGCAATTGTGAGGTTTGGCCTTCTATTGGGCGCCCAAACTCATCGTATGCCTGCATCTCTACGCCTTGCGTAGCGGCCTCTCTAGAAAAACCGTCGTTTACTGTTCGTGCTAACTCTGGGCTGACAGGTACAGACTTATCGCCGCGCCCAAAACGCTTATCTGGAGTCAACGCTAAATTGAACCCTCCATACGCGCCTTGTTCGACAGGTACATACCCTGCAAGGGCAAGAGTTCCGTACGCTTGCGTTAACCCTTGCTCCAACATCTCACGAGTGGTTTTTGCTGTAGCACCGTCTTTTTGCAGCTGACGCCAGCCCGCCATAGCCAAAGCTTTGAGATCGAAAATCTCAACCTCGTTTTGACCATCGACTAGTATCTGTTTGCCGTTTTCGTCTTTAAGTAACTTGCCTTTCTCGTCCCGCGCCTTTTTCTGTTCTGGGCTAACGAAACCGATAACCTCTTTCATCGCTGGGCGTAGCGGTACTTTTTTCTTACCTGCTTGATAAGTTCTGCCTGCTGGCGGCGCTTCGTTATTAAAGTCAGCAGACTCAAAGAATGATTTCAGCGCTGCAACTTGGTATAGCCGTGGACCACGATTACCGTCGCTGCGCTCAACTCCTGCTGTGCCACGAGCGCCGCTCGCCATTTTGCGTAACTCTTGCGCGGCTGTATCAATCTCTTCATCAACAATTGACAACCCTTGGTTCTGCGCTTCTTGTTCTTGGGTCTCAAAAGAATCTGGCCGTTCGTTGCCGTCTAGTGCGTCAACTTCTAATGCATCAAGTATTTCATCTGGGAAGTCAATGTCATCAGCGACGCGTTTTTTCGCGGCTTCTTTAGCTGTTACTTTCTCGGTCTTCCCAACGTCTGACTTAGCTTCTTGAGCCGCTGTAACCGCCGCCTCTGTGTCAGGGGTAACCACAACATCAGCGCCCCTACTGCCGTCAGAGTTAACAGAGCGAACAACTTGCGTTTCCTCCCCGTCAAACATGTCCATCTGTGTTGGTTTATTGATCGTGCCGTTCCCAAGCACATCTCGTGAACCCGACTGAAATGCCGCTTTAATCTCTGCCGCGTCTTGGTCGGCGCGTACGATTAGGACGCCTTGCTCTGGTGCATCGAGCTCTATCTGCTGGAGACCGATTTCTGCCAGTTTCTCTGGGTCCATGGTTTGATTAGTCAGCTGGACAGCTTCGCGGCCTCGACCATCGATCAACTCTTTAAGCTGTGTAGCGATCTGCTCGTCAGTTTCTGGGATGAATCCTGACTCTGGTTCGCGGGGTTCAAGATCAAGTTCGCCTTGTACTGGCCCTTGGTTGACCGAATCCATTCCCTCTTGGAAATCTTGGTCGGCTTGTTGGGCACCAGCGCGGAAGTTTCCTGTTGGACCGGCGAACGGTGCAGTGATGGATGAGCCTGCTCCACTAATTGTTCCGCCTAACACAGTTCCTGCAACAGCAGCTTCTAAACGCATCATGTTTGCGTCAGCGCTATTTATATCAAAGTTTGGATCAGTCGCTGCTTTTGCTAAAAGCTGGACCTCTGCTTGGAATGCTTCAGTGACGCCCTCAAGTGCTGCGCCGCGTGCGGTCTGTGCAAGTACGCGTTGGAAATACGTGCGGGCTTGTTTTTCGGCGGGCGTGCCAACCGCCTGCTTTAAGATACCGGCGCTTAACGCCACAGTTGCGTAGAGGTTTGCAGCCGCGTAAGGTGCGCCAGCGATTAGCGACGCGTTAGAATCACCAGTGAATCCCATGGTCTCACCAGTACCAACAGCGTACTCATGGGCAAACGCGCTATATAATGACGCGTTACGAATGAACTTGTCTTGAGCAAGCGATTTGGCTTTCCGTGCTGCAAGAGCCCGTAACCCTTTTAAGCCTGCCCCAACAGTGAGGCCAGCTCCTGCAGAAGCAAAGGTAGCTGCAATGTGCGGAGCCGTCTCTAAACCTGTGAATGCAAAATACTTTAGCCAATCGCCTGCGCTACCGTCATCGAGAAGCGTCTCAAACGACTTGATGCCTTCAGCATCGCGCATACCTTTAGCGAGAACTTGTTTATCGGCAGCGCTGGTCATCGCTGATATGTAGCCTTCACGGTTGCCGATCTTATCTTGCATTACAGCGTCAAAGTAATTTAGTGACGCTTTCCAAGATTCTTTACCAGCTAGCAAAGCACGCTGGGCGAAATTAGGTGTTGGTGTAGAGGTGAACCCTTGAGCGCGGGTGAAGTTCTGGATTACGTCGATATACTGCTGATCAGCGGGCGCCAAGTTATCGCTAGACATGGCGTTAGCTAGATCGATATTTGCGCGAATACGATCGATCGCGACTGGGTCCATACCTTAGCCCTTCTTCAGTTCTTCGATCATGAAGGCTTTCATCTCATTTGGTGGGAATTTGATTCCAGCCTGTCTCAGTTTCACCAAGTTAGTTGTTAACGCCTGCATTTGTTTCGGCGTTATTGAAGAGGTGCGTTGGTTTGTCGCTTGGCTTACTACGTCTACCAAAAACTCTCTGACGCCTAGCCCAGAAGCCTTAGCTAAGAACATTAAGTCCATGGATCTAGGATCAGGCATATCTGGGTTAAGGAAGTCTTGTACGAATTTCACACCGTTACGAGTTTGCAACCACTTATAGAACCGTCCTTCTGGTTCAATCCAACGTGCTCCGTCGTCTACGTCATCGATTACACGTTGTAGTTCTATTGTTCCGTCTGCAATAGCGCGACGCTCATCAGGTTGAACTAACAGATATTTGTAAGCGTTCTTAACTGCGTTAGGCTGACCTGCGATTGACCCCATTACGGCGGTCATGCCTTTCTGCGCGGCAGTCTGCGCTTTTTCACCGAAGATCTCGTACTTCGCCATGGCGGCTTCCATTTCTCCTGGAAGCGCCTGTGTAGCCGCGTTGTACGCCGCATCTGCCTTTTCGCCTTGAGAAAGTGCCATCTTCTCGCGCTCTCTCCGGTCAGTAACGTCTGTATTACGCATCGTTGCGATACGTGTGTTAGCGTCCTGCACCATATTCTGCCCAGCGGTTATGCTCGCATTCGCCTGCGCCAATCCAGTGCCTCTCGCATCGTCACCAGATAGCATATTGTTTACAGCAGTATCATTCAGACCCTGTACGTCGTACGCAGATCCAGTTAGATCGTAAGCCTTACGTTTTTGCCCAGCGTAAATAATCCGACCCATATCGTCAGCAGATACGTTAGCGCCGCGATAGTTACGGCCAGCGTCCATCATGCCCAAACCTTCATTGCGCTGTCTGTTAAGATCACCGTATATCGACCCAACTAACTGTTGCGCGGTGCTGGCTACGCGCTCGCCTTGTGTTTGTGGCGCCGCTTGTGTCTGACGTAAATCAGCAAGTGCTTTGCGTATTCCGCTTGTATCCGATGGTCCTGGAACTTGATCTGCTGGGGATACGGCGTTATTTGGCTGAAGCTGCTTAATTTGAGCTAATGCAGCTTGTTTTTGTTGCGTAAGAGCTTGTATATCTTTCTCGATGCTTCGACCTTGCGCAGAAAACATCCCGCCTGACTTACTATATGCGTTCCGCGCGTTAGCGATCTCTTCATCAAGAGTATCAACATACAATTCCAGCTCCCCAAGCCGCGTAGTGGCAGGTTCTGGTTGTGTGTTGTAATCATCTATTGGACGACCGGCGCTATCCCGAGAAGGTTTACCGCCCACTGATGGTATTAAATCTTCACTGCCGACTCCCGCATTAGCCGTCGCTGGAGTCGCAGAAAGGATCGGCGCTTGCGGAGTAGCTGTAGCAGTTGTTTGAGGCATCGCAGATGCGCCTAGCGACTGCTGTAGCTGGGATTTTGGCATCGACGCGTTGACCGCTGCTTGTCGATTCGACATCTGCACTAGGTCAAAGCGACTCAGCTGCCCGCGCATAGTGCGGGCTGTACTGTCTACTCGATCGAGTAGCGCCTCTAGAGCTGCCCCAGAAAATGTTTCTACCCCTTCTCTAGGATCAGTGCCACCCTCGCTGGTGACAACACCAGTCGTTCCCGTCCTAGGGTTTGTTACGTTGATAACAAATTGCCCTTCGATAGGCTGGCCATTGGCATCTAATGCTGGAGCGATGCTATGAAATACCCGTGGGCTACCATCAGGGCCGTCGAACAGGCCGAGCGCACTACCGTGAGTACGTAAAAACAGGCCGAGTCTCTCATCTGTTAGGGCGCCGCTTTTATATGCTTCAGCGATACTACTTTCAGCTCCAACTCCAGGTAACTGGTATAGCGCTTGAGATGCTTCTGCACGTAGTCTTAAACGCTCTTGATTATCGGTTAGTAGCTGAGCCCTAGCGTCTTCGTTTCGTCGTAGCGCTAATTCTTGGTTAGTGATGGAGTTAGCAAAATTCCGCTGCTGTTGGTCAGCAGTGAACTGCCGATCAAACTGCTCATTACGCGTTCTGTTTTGACGCTGTTGTTCTTCGAGCGAGGCCAAGCGATACTGGGTATTCAGCTGCTGGTTCTGCGCAGTGAGGAAGCTACCAAGAATGTCAGAATAACCAGCCATGATTAAAGCCCCATTGCGAACCCAGCGAAGGTCGCTAAGGTTCCGATTGTTTGATTACGTTGTGCGCGCCACTGTGCACGCGCTTGATTACCAGCTGCAATACGCTGGCTCTCCATACCGGCTACATCACCAAGTCCTGCCAAAGCGCCTTTTTGTTTTTTACGACCTCCAGCAACAAGAGTTCCTAGCACGCCTAAGTTTCGTTCTTCTTGATCAATCGCTGCGTTATTTAGCAGATCGGTCCCTGTTTGCGCGGTAGCTAAACCAAGACTTCTGTCTGCTGCTACTGCTTGTGCGCCAGTACGCGCTGTTCCATAGCGGCTCATCTGGCGATCGATCTGCTCAGTACCACGTTCTTGGATGGTCCCAACCTGCTCGCGTGCGTTATCTATGATTGAAGTATCGTCCTTCATGCCGAACAGTTCGTCTTCTAATGGCTTTAGTAGTCCACGCCTGTACTCGTAATCCTCACGAGTCATGTTCGCTAGTTCTTCATCACGATAAGCCATTATCTACGTACTCCAAGACGCATAGGTATCTGAGTGTTATCTACAAAGCTAATCCCGCGATTAGGCGCTCGGTATGGGGCCAAAGGAACCCCTGGAATGCGACCGCCAATCATATGTGGGCTGTATAAAGAGAATGGTTGTGCGGGAGCGGCCAGTTGCATCGGGCCGGAGAAATATTGGTTTTGCATCTTATTGATGTCCGCTGCAGCTGCCGCATCTCTTGCCGCCTTTGTATCTGCGATCATCTGCTGATTAGCGCCGTACTGCTGGCCCTGCATGTACCCTTGAACCCCGCCCGCAATAGCCGCCTCAACCGCTTGCGCATTGGAAAGCTTACGATTCTGCGCATCTTGGAAAGAAGCAATAGTGTTGCGGTTTGCAACATTCGCTGCCTGTGCAATGCCCGCACGCGACACATCTTCGCCAGCCTGAACTGCGCTAAGAGCTGATGTCTTGCGTTGTAACAGTTCGTTCCCGCCCGCTACAAATCCGCCTTGGTTGGCTACAGCAAGCGCTCCACCCGTCTCCCCCGCGTCATAGTTTGCTACAGACGCGCCTGAACCTAGCCCTCCAGATGTACCAGCTCGGCTTAACGCAATATCGTTATTGGCAGATAAGGCTTTCTGAGTGTCTACGTTTGTACGGCCTTGGATTCTGGAAGTTCTGTCCACACTAGAATCGGCGATGAGGTCATCTTCTAAGCCCCGATAACGGTCTTTGTAGTCGGCGTAGATGTCTAACGAAATATCGGCAAGTGCCTTTTCGTTAGCGCTCGCCTCTGGAGTTTTTGGCTTACTACCTTTGCCCATTATAAGTCCCGCTTATAAACCACAGTGTACGGCTTCCAGCCCATACGCTTTAAGCGTCTTCCCCACCCCATCCTAGGAGAATTAAATTCTAGACTTGTACAATCGCATTTTACCGCAAGATCTCCAAAGGCTAAATCAAGATCTTCAAGTAAACCGTCTCTCATATATTTCGTATCTACGTATGTATGATCTAAATATAGAGATTTGGCTCCGTTGTACGCTGTATCAGCCTCACTAACCACTGTGAAACCGATGGTGTATGCGTCTTCAACAATCCAATAAAGAAACAGGTTTTTCAGCATTATTGCGGCGTATATGTCCGCCGCTATAAATTCTGATCCTGTTTTCCTTATGATCGTCTGTATACCGTGCTCGACCCATGGCCAGTTATTTCTAAGCTCTGCTCCTGAAGTTGAGCGTAATGTGAGCATCAATACCCGCCGTATTTAACCTTTCTAGGCACGGCGCGGTCGGCGCCTGTCGCCTCTTTCTTCGCTTCCATAATCGCTGACATGAAGTACTGCTCCATGAGCGGGAAGAGATTTGGGTTATAAAACTCTGTATTCGGTGTGCGGGACATCTCGGCTACTGTGCCAGCAATCAAAGCTTCAAAGTACTTCTCGCCAAACCAGTCCTCTACCTCATCAGCGCTACGAGACGGCTTCAGGATAAGTTGTGCTTCCAGCGCTTTCTTCAGCGTACCTTCTGGTATCGGCCAAATATTGATCTGTGATGACTGGTGCGGTACGAAGTACTGCGCTTTGCCTCTCTCAGCTAGCCGAGCGCCGCGAAGCTGCTGAGACACATACTTGAATGTCGCTGGCTCAAGGCGCTTGTTCTCTACAAGCACACTATCAATCTTGTGGACGACTGTTTCGCGCGGCAGAAAATCAGCGAAATCATAGTTCTGAATGCCTTCGCGAACCGTCAAATCCTCAACACGTAGCCTATACACGCCTGATTGCTCGCAGAATTTCCGAGCTGAGCGGTTCATAGCGGCTGTAATTACGAAGTCAGGAGCCGATGGAATCTGCGTTAATACGTCTGGAACGGCTTCTAAATACTTCATGGCTGCGCCTGTGGTTCAACTTGAGGGGACACAAGAACGTCGATTTGGCCTTTTCCGCTAATCGCGTTCATAAATCCTTGGTAGTAACCGTTTGCGCGTTGCGCTGACGACGGTATATCAGCGTCTTTGGCAAATGCGCGGTATAGAACATAGTCCAATACAGCGTTTGCGTAAGCATCTGCGACCCCTAATGAATCTGTTGTGGCGTCAACATCAGCCGGTGATTGGGTGTACATGACTTCAACCCTTCCGTTGCCGTTGTTGGGCGGGTATACATAAAACACGTTCTGGTCATTCTCATCGAACACAAAATGCTGTACTTCAGCACTCTGCTTTTCGTCGTGCCAATTCGGTTTAAAACGATCTAACGTTTCCCTAGGTACAGGGCGGATAGCGCGTTTTGACTCCTCTGAGGTGTTTCGGACTACACTTACTAAACGTATTGAGTCCGATGGCATCGCCTGCTTGCTACCAGCAACCAATGCGACATTGGTATTCGCAGACGACGCATCGGGTTTATACAGAACAACTTCTCGCTGCCCATCATTTATATATTTGATTAACTCGGCTTCTGACCAGCGCGTCAAATGAGGGTCGGCCAACTGAAGTTTGGCCCGATCTATAATATGCGCTGCTGTCGCCATTTCATTCCCCGTTGATCAATGCCCACGCAGCATCCCGCTCCGCTGCTGTGATGTCGTACCCAAGTACGCGCTCAATGGGTTTTACTTTCGGGTCACCCATCGACGTAAAATTCTTTTCGTCGCCCTCATCCAACAAGGTCTGTATGGCGGCGGCAATTTCCTCATTTCTATCCAGCGTCTCCACAACAGCTTGGACTTTATCAGCCGGTACGCAACCTCGATCCTTACACGCAAGAACGTCACGCTCATCGACTTCAACTGGCTGTCCAGGGTTGAACAGAATAATCGCCCCACTAAGGGATGGGACTGTGATCCTTTTTGTACTAACAAGCTTCATAACCTTTCCTAGTAGAAACCCGCCCCGAAGGGCGGGTCAGTTGTTGCTATTTAGTTAGCAACGTCCAGAGCAATCACACCAAAGTCTTCTTTAGTGTCTGGTGTAGAAGTTGTGTTCGCTACTGGCTTGTACTTAGGCTTCAAGAATCCAAGAATCTTGGATACTGAAATCGCGTACTGGTTGCCGTAGTCGAATTCATCTTCGTACCACTCAGCGTTGCCAAGGTCAGCCATACCCAGAGCCTGCGCACCGCAGAACAGAGTACGTGTACCGTCAACGTCGCCAGCTGAACCGAACTTGCTACCAGAAGCAGCTTGGTCAGTGTGATAGACGTGGCGGAACTCGTGGACCATTACGCCATCAACCATGACTGACTCAGAGCCTTGGAAGAGCGCGTTACTATCACCACGGATGCCTGCGTTGCGGACATTAGCGATGAAGTCAGTGTCCAGCTTGAGCTGAGCCATGATCTGTGGAGTAACGAACATATGATACATTTCTGCACCGCCTGTTCCTTTAACACCACGGATGTAGTGGTCTTTCGCGTACGCCTTCAGGTTAACAATGGTCTTGTAACCAATGTTACCGTCTGCCGCTAGATCACCAGTACCTACAGTACCGTCTGACTTAGCGATTAAGTGGCGGTTTGCAGTTGGAGCTGAAACGTCTGCTGAGAACTCAAGATCAGACAAGTTCAGACCAGTTGCGCCTGAAGGACGAGTTGCGCCGTTTGGACGCTTGTCGTAGCCGACACCAGCGAGCGTCAAGAACGCTAACTGATCGATACGATCTGCGTACCAATATGCAAGAACGTCGCGAGAAGTTTCACGGAAGTTTACGATCGACTTCTGATCCGCCATGCGACCAGCGATACGGTTTGCGTTACGCATTTGGTCAATACGGATCACAGTGTCGTATGCCTTCACTGCTTCTTCGTTGTTCTCCAGTGTGTAGTCACCTACAGCACCGTCGCCTTCCAACTCAGCGATCAGAGTAAGAACAGCGCGTGCGCCCTTCTCGTTCTTTGTAAGATCAGTTACTTGCTGGACAAGAGCGTTAGGGCCCTGACCTGCGAACTGCATAATAAAAGAGTTGTTGCGTGCTTGACGCCAGAAATCGCGTGACCAAACCGTTTTTTGTTCGTCGGTCAGCGCGGCAAAGTTAGTTAATGCCATTTTGCTTACCTCGCAATAGAAGCTATATTCGGGCTAACGCCCACCTTCTGGCCGTATCGTGGTCCAACGAAACAAAAAACAGCTTTTTTACGTGAGTGAACACGGGGGCAGTTTCGCCGCCCCAAACGTCTGTAATATCGTTTACAGAAGTACGAAATTAGGCCGTATCTAAAGTGTCTTCTTTTGGTATACCGCCCGCATCGATGACGCCTTGGACACTCGTGCCAATAGCTTCAATCGAATCTATTGTGGCTTGTGCGCCCGAAACATCTCGTAAATACGCTTTGACTTCGACAACAGCGGCATCAGTGTTGCTAACCGCGATTACCTTGGTGTCAGAATCTACTGTTAACTTAACTAACAGATAACCATTATCTGTTTGAGTTACGTTACCAGCACTATTTGAGAACGATATCGCCATTTCACACCTTAAAATAAGGACTACTAATATTATAGATTAGCCAAAGTCACCGCGCAACTTACGCAGCTGCTCATCGGACAGCTGATTCAGCTCCTTATCCGACATCTTGAAGATATCAACGACGTTGTCATCGCGAGAACGTTGCGACTCACCGCCTAATTTAGGGGGTTGCTGGCTCGCAGCTTGTGCCTTTTTCGCCGCAGAATCTGCCGTCTTCTTAGCAACTTTATCCGCAACGACCTTCTTATCGACCGCGTTAGGTATGACTGCCTCCTCACCAACTGGCGCATTGATACCCATACTCTGCGTCGTGTAGCCAACGGCCTTATTTAAGGCGTCAACAGCGTCGTAGCCTGCATTCAAAAACCCGCTCATGAGCTCGTTTGTCTCGTTAATTAGGTCTTGGTTTGCGTCTGGGCTGTTCAAATCCAGATATGGGTGCGCTGCAGTCACCTCTTTTACAGCGGCCTCAAGACGGATCTGCGCCTGAGTCTGTTGAGAGGTCTGAGCCATAGACTGTTGCAACTCAAGTTGCATCTGTTGGCGTTCCATTGTACGGATCTCAGCGCGAATCTGCTTCGCTTTCTCAGTTTCTCCGTCGAGAACGGCCTCCATGTACTTGGTTTCGGCGTCATCAAAATCGAAATCAACCGTCTCTTGTGGCTTCTCCGCAGTTTTTTCCTCTAGCTCTTTGAGTCTATTCTCAAGCTGACGGCGTTTTGCAAGCTCCTGATCCAAGCGATCCTTGGGGATCATGTGCTGTTTCTTTTTCTGATCCTGTTCAGGTTCTGGATCTTCAGCCACAACATCATCGCTCTCATCGGTATCAGCTGGCGCTTCGTCTTCGACAACTTCATCTCCCGCTTCAACTTCTTCCGCATCCTCAGTGATATCTTCCACTGGTACTTCTTCTGCAATCTCAGCGCTGTCTTCTGTTTGTTCTTCAGCAACTGCCTCTTGAACCTCCTCCGTCTCAGCGAGTCCAATGCTATCTCCTCGATCTAGCCCAGATGTGTCATCGTCAAACTTCGATGGGGTCCATCCAAGCTCTTGGTTTTCTGCTGCTTCAGTCATTTCCTAGTCCTATATTGCCTTGGTTCTTAATTGCTTCCTGCGCCATTTTCGTAGCGGCTGAAAGTTCTGATTGCGCCATCGAGTTTTCACGAGACATCTTGCTCATCTCTACTCGTGCGGCGAGTTCTTGTTGACGACGCTGGAGTTCTGATTGCATCTTCTGCAACTCCATCTCTGGCGCCGCACCCTCTGTACGAGCCTGCGCGGACTTATACTGCGCCTCGGCTTGTAGCTTCGCGACTTCTGCTTCAAGTTTCGCTACCTCAAGCTGTGCGTTCTGCATAGCAAGCTGTGTTTGCAGCTGCTTGATCTGCTGCTGTTCTGGCGTTAGCTCACGACCAGAGATCTGACGAATCATCTTCGCCAACTCACCTTTACGGTGAAGATGCGAGTACTCAACGATCATGTCGTCTGGAATCATGACGCCTGCCTGCCGTAGGCTAAGTGCCTGCGCAAACTGCATGTCATGGAAATTATCGCGTGCTGGTGCACTGGATACGAGGATGTCGTACTCGCCGATCGTCAGATCGTTAACCACCTCACCAGTCTGTGGGTCGATCTGGTTCACTGGGAACTCAGTACGCGGCTTCAATGGGTCGTTTTCGTCCGTAATCTGCAAGATACGCGGCTCAGTGTAGAACGATTGGATCAAGTCCAGTACCCTTCTTGCGAGTATCTGCCGCGTACGACGCAGATTCTCCATTGGAACCTGAATCTGTACCTGACCAGCTGAGCGTTTCTGTTCGAGCGCAACACCTGATACCTCTGGTCCTTCTGTACCGAGCAACGCCTCGCTGATACCAGAGATCTCGCGAATCCGAGCCTGCGCCTGACCAGCGATACGGTCGAGCCCAGTTGGGATCTGATTCGGGTTAATCTTCTGTGGAGGTGAAGAACCACGGTTATGAACCAGTACCAGACCCGTCTCTGCTCCGCGTTCTGTCAGTTCGTCCTCGTCCATATTCGACAACGAGCCGTTCTCAACAATCCAGCCAGAGTTCGCTGTGGTATTAACGATGTGCAGTTCTTGCGACGCAACCTTGTTCAGCTGCTCCTGTGGGGACAGTAGATTACGTACGATGCCGAATGGCTTACCACGGCGGAAGTACGGGAAGTACGGAACGATCGTAAAGTCAGAGTACGGTGACCAGTCGTCGTGCAGAACTACTTGGTCTGCTGTGACGGTCCATTTGACTCGACGGACGAGTTTTTTAGTGATGATAAGCCCATTTGTTTCAGCAAACGCTCTAGCGTCATCATCTGACATGTTTCCTGGCACTTGGCGCATATCGCCGGTTGCAGGGCGAAGGAAAAACGGCGTGTTAACAAGTTTTCTATGCTGACGCTCGATAACACGTACCGCTCGTACCGCCGCCCCTTCGTCCCCTTCCGTCTCATCAAGACGCCAATTCGAGAGGTCCGTATCGCCGAAGCCCTCGGTTGTCTCGCGGAATTCAAAACTGTCTCGACCGTAGTGGGCTCCGCTTTCAGCGAGATAGCGAAGCGAATCGGCTTTATCTTTTCCGTAGAGCTCTTCGATCTCGTCGAGCGCCATCCATCGTGTCTTGAATACTTCTTGCCAGTTTTTGGGGTCATAATCTTTCGCATCTGGGTCAGGGAGAATGTCTAATGGATCTTCCGCCTCGATGCGGATCTCGCCATTGTCGTTGTCGTCATAGTCAATACGTACGTCGAAATAACCACGGTCTTGCACCACACCATCTGAAAAGATCTGTGACTCCATGAACTCGTAGTCACAGTTATCGAGGACGTGCTTGAACACCTTAGTCACCGTATCGGCGAGACCTTGATCGGCGTTTCGCCGAGGTTTGAACAGGATATCTGCACGTTGCGCAGCCTGATGCCCAAGGACCGTGTTCACAGTGGATAGGATCGTGTTGATCGTCAGCGCTGGCCGTCCTTCTGACTCCAGCTGCTGCTTATCCATTTCGTCCCACTGATCACCACGATAATACGCATCGCATTTTTTCGCCATATCGCAGTAGTCCAAATGGCCAGAGTCACGAGCACGCGTGTACCTATTCCACTGGTTCCTCGCGACTTGAATCTCCTGTGTTTTCTTGTCGGCCATTACGTCGGGTCTCCGTTGTTCACTTGTTTATAGATGGGCGAGCACATTGCTAGTTGTGGGGTTGAAAAATCCGACATAATCGTCGCCGCTTTCTTAATGCACTGCTCAAGGGTCAGGCCGTGCTCTGGTTGACCTACCCCTTGTAAATACGACGTGTTTGGTACTTGTAAAGCTACGATCAATGTCCAACCAACTAATACAGGCATAACTTATCTCCTAAGCGCTCATCGGGGACCTGTACCTATCGCCTCTCATGAGACCTGGTAACTTGTCCCTCCAACTCGGCGGGGGCGCTTCGGCTCGTTCTCGCCACGTATGGAACTCACTCATCATCTGACCGAGCCACGCAAGTGCATCCACTTGGTCGTCGTGAACCCCGTTCGGGAATCTGAGAAGCTCGTTTACTAGCAAATCAGTCCAATCTGTGCCTGTAGGGAAGAACACCATCCCCTGTTGCATCCGCCCTTGGATCGCTCTGGCTCGCGCCTCCTTGTCTCGACGGCCTGTTTTTAAGTCTTTGACGTACATTTCGTACAGTCCGCGCTCTCTGATCCGCTTTTCGAGGAACGGTCCAAGCGCCATTTCGATGTGACCACGTTCGATACCGACGATCGACGGTCGCCAAGCGTCGTATAGGTCTAAAATGTGGTCTACCAGCTCACCGCCGTCCCATCGACCGCGCTCAACGTGCAAAATAAACATGTTGTCGTTGGTATCGATGCCCGCAACGACGCCAACGGAGAAGTCATTCCGTTCTTTTTTACCAATCGCGAGGTCCCACGCCGCGTATAGCGTCATTTGGTCGCGATTGATGTCTTGAGGCTTGTAATATCTGATCATGGACCGTTGGAAATAGGCCCCTTCGTCCGAAACTGGCTCCTGTTGGTACAGTGCAGACCAATCTCGGCTACCAATTGCGTTACGAATACGCTGTAAAGCGGGTAACGGGTAGCGATCAGCGTGTAAAGCAGCGCCTTTTGGACGAAATTCTTCATCTTCCTCGGCGATCGCCGGATATTTGATCACTTCCCACTCATCGCCGCCCGCTTCCTGCTCTCCAAGTAGCCATCCAGCAAGGTCATCGTCGTGCCAGCGGGTCAAAATCACCAAAACACCACCACCTGGAGCCAATCGGGTGTACGCGGTTGACGTATACCAGTCTTTAATCGACCTTCTTGTCGTCTCGGACTCCGCTTCTTCCCTGTTCTTCACCGGATCGTCGATCACTAGGATGTGTGCACCCTTCCCCGTGATCGGTCCGCCAACCCCTGCCGCTGTGTACCCACCGCCTTCGGTGGTTAACCATGCTTCTGCGCTTTGCGACTCGGGATCTAACTGACATTCTGGGAACACCTTGCCATACAGAGGGTCCCTGATCATGGACCGTACCTTCCTTGAGAACCCCATTGCCAAAGAACCGGAGTAGGAACAGGCGATCACTTCATGTTGTGGGGCGTGTCCGAGGTGCCACGCGGGGAAACAGCGAGAGGCGATCTCCGATTTGCCGTGTCGTGGTGGCATAAACAGCATAAGACGCGGTGACTTCTGGTCTTGCACGTCTTGGCTGAATTTTTCGAGGCGGCGACAGATATCTTTGTGTACCCAACCCGCTTTGTAGTTATCGTTGTGACGTTGAATAAAAGACAGCAGGTGCTTCCGCGCCATGACGCGGCGTGCAATTTCGGCTTTCGCCTGTTCTGTTGCGTCGAATTCAGTTGTCATAATAGCAAAGCAATATGAAAGCTAGCGCTGCTATAAAAGCAAGGACCCAAGACAGGGCGAGATTCGAATCAATCATCTGCTAGCTCCGTAAAATCGCCCTCAATAACTGTTGGGTTATCCATACCGGCCAACTTGGCCAGTTCGGCGTCACTCAGATTTTCGAGCTGCTTGGAATTGTTGAGGTTCACAGTCAGCTCTGTTGTTTCAGGGGCATACAATCCCTGAAGTTTTCCGATTTCCCGTACAGCAGCGATTTCTTCGGTGGCTGTAGCTGCCTTGTAGTAGCTCTGAAGAAGCATGGACGACAGTTTTTCGCGAGTGAAACGGACGCCCTCAACTTGTGTTGAGTGGATTCCGTCTACTACCTCGCGTATCTGCGGGTCTTTAGCCCAGTCCAATGCCTGCTCAGCTGGAGCTCCCACTGCTTTACCCGCAGCTGCTGGGCTCGCGCCTGACGCCAGATGGAAACAAAACATTTCTTTCTGACGACTAAGGGTTTTTAAGCCCTTGGTGGCATATACAGACTGAGCTACGACCTGTTGTGTGGCCGCGTTCATAGCACTCCTAATATTAGCCTTCCTTATATTCTGACATCTTTTAGGAAAAAAATCCTGCAAAAAATTTTTGAAAAAAATATTGGAGGAAAGTCGTGTGTGGGTTTTTGTAGTTGGTGCTGATTCGCTACCCCGTTCCGCGATTCCGACATTGAACCTAACTCCGATTTCGTGCCAATGAACCTACTCCCGATTTTCCGCTAGACCTGTGCGCCTCGTTCCTCGGCGATCGCTGATGCCTGTGAGTTAACAGTCCATAGGAGGACAGATCATGACTACAAAACCTCAAGCGCTCGTCATCAAGAGTGCGACAGCATGTAAGTGGCTCTCGTCAAAGGTGGCTACTATCACCGGCAATCCTAACTTCGGGATTATCGAGCTCGACGAGCACTTCCCCAATGGCTTCATAGCTAAGGGTAAGACCTACGAGCTAGCTGGTAAGCCAACCCATGCGGTGTTCGCCAGCAACAAGGCAGGCCATTGGGTCATCACCGGCTTCAAGCAGGACAAAGTGGAGGTACTATCATGAGTGCTCTCTACACAGTTACGCATGGGTCCTATACATTTGGTGGTGGCCCTAAACACAGCGTCTTCAACCTGCGATACATATGCCTGATCGAGAATAGTGACTGCGACAACGGTCAGTTCTTTCAGGCCGGTCGTGTATTCCCAAACGGTTGGACTGCACTCTACGGCAATTTGCCGCCAGTGGATAAGTCGATCTACGTGTATCTGTGGTGCGACGGCTCCTACTGCCAGCCAGATGAGCTCGAAGAGTACCTGATGGTATGCGCTCCAAGCGATGACTTCCGCAAGGTGTGCTTCGGCGAGCCTGACTATCCAATCGAGCTTTATTGGTGACTACTATCATCGTAGTCGCCTCGCTGCGCTCGGCGAT